CGGTGCTGGGTAATGCGCCAACGATGCCAGTGGTTAGGCGGCGCTTAGGGATGTCGCCTTTGGTGGCATCAAGCGGACTGGAAAGCTTCAGGATCACGCGCTCGGTGTCCATTTCGTACTGCGCCACTCGCCACAGTTCAGATCGCACCAATGCGTCATCAGCAAAGGTTTCTGGGTCAAGGCTGACGGTTTTGATGTCCAGCAGCCAGCGCGACTCAACTGCCTCAGCAAAGATGTTGACGCTGATCGGATCCAATCCTGCGACAAGACTGGATTCGCTGCGATCGCCGCCCTTACTGCCAGCGCCCAGCGTGTAGCCGAATGGCGCAAACGCATAGGTCACGCTGCTGTAGGTGCGTGTTTGATTGATGGAAAAGTTTTGATAGGCGTAAACCGGCGATGTTGGCGTGCCGTCGCTTTGCAGAAAGCGCGCGTAGTTGACAAATGCAAATGTGCTCATGCCATACCTACGCGCTTACGTGTTTTTACTGAGTTTTGCAGTGTTTGCAGTGTAAGCGCCCTGCCGCGTTCTGCTGCCAACGCAATGCCACGCTGATGCTGCTCAGTGGTGACGTATTCAACGCCGTTGATCACGGTCGATTCGTATTTCACCTCGATCGGTTTTTGCTGCATTGCGCTACCGCCAGCATTCATCTGACGGTTGGCAGTTTGCTGATTGAGCATTGCCCGCGTGTCATTGCCTTGACGGTTTGTGGCTTGCTGGGCTAATGCGGCGCGGGTGTCGGCATTGGATACGACGCTGCCGCTAACGCCAGGCACAAACAACTCGGGACCGCGCTCACCGACGATGTAGGGCTGGCTGCTGCCGACTGGGCCGCCGTTGGCGCGACCCGGCAGCAGTGATGGCATCGAAAATCCTTCCGCAAATCCTGCGCCACCAGGCATTGCAACTGGACCGTCGCCACCAAACAATCCGCCACCGCCACCGCCAAGCGCTTTAAGGATTGTTTGAAATACAATCATCGCCATTTGCTTGGCAATAATTTCTGTTGCCATACTAATAAACGCACTGCCAATACTTTTAAACGCATCAGCCAAAGCTTCTTCAGTTGATTTGGCGCCGGTTGCAATGTCTTGGAACGCAGCACCAAAAGCGTCGCCTATGGCATTGGCGCCAGTTACCGCCATGTTGATTGGATTGGTCAGCGCTTCCAGCTCTTCCCGGTATTTAGCCATTTGCTGCTCACCAGCGCCCGGCATTAGGTTGATATCGGTCCTAAATGTTCCAGCGCCGCCGGGTAGCATCTCGCCAGCTTGTAATCCAGCGCGCTTGTAGTACTCTTCAAGCTGTTTTTTGATTTCATCGGTCTGGAGCTTTAGCGTTTCCAGTCGTTTGATTTCATTGTTTAGATCCGTTAGGTTGATACGCTGCTCTGCGTTTTTGAGTTCGCCAATCTGCTTTGCTCGATCTTCGTAATCAAACTGGATTTGCAAGCGTTGCCGCTCCAGCTCGGATGACTCATCCAACAGGATGACTTGGCGTTTGAACTGGACGCCCAGTTGATCGCCAACTTCAAGCGACCGTTCAAGCTCTTGCCGTAATTTTTCCGCTTCGCGTGCTGCTTTTTCTGCTGCCTTCTCGGCGTCGGTTTTGCCTTTGCGGCCGTTACTGCCGCCGCCCACTGTGGCGCCTACAGGCGTATTTATGGCGTTGAGTGCTGGTGTTTGCGCCGTACGCGTTGGCAAAGCCAAAACACCGCGAGCAAAACGTTCGCGCTCGGCAAGGATTTGTTCGCGTGTATTTCCCAGTCCGCGACCAAATCCGCTAATTGCCCCAATGGCCTGCATTGGCAAATTCTTTTCGCGCTCAGCTTCGATTGCCGCCAAGGTTTTGCGCGCAGTTTCTTTAGACGCCGCCGGAGCGGATCCGCCAAATGTTGCCGCTGCACCGCCTGCTTGTCGAACGCCACGCAAACGATCTAGCTCTGCCCTAGCCTGCATAACAGCTTGTATGCCGTAAACAGCAATATTGACGGCAATAGCGATTGTTCCAATAGAAGCTAGGCTTGCCAATACACCGCGCAAACCAACCAGAGTTGGCGTTGCAGTTGCAGCAGCAGCTTGAAGCGTTCTAGTGTTTGCTGTATAAAGAGCAAAAGCAGAAGAGCTAGCTGTTGCGGCCGTTCCTGTTGCGGCTGTTGTTGCCGCCATGCCAGTCATTGCAGCAACAAAACCTGCGCGCAAAGCAATAATTCCTTGGATTGCTTTTTGCAGCAGAATCATTTGCGCAACGATTTTGACAATTTCAGCGATTGCCGCTGCAACTGGTTGAGGCACAGCATTGATTGCATCAGCAAAAGCATTGACTGTATCCGTAACGTCCTCAATAGTTGAAACAACCGCTCGTCCAAAAGCTTTGCCTAATGCTTCGCTAAGGTTCTTAAATGATGTATCTAATGCCTTGAGCGCATTCTCAAGGCTGACTTTCATCGTTTGAAAATCAGCATCTGTTTTACCAGATGCGTTTCCAATTTGTTCAAGGATATTTTTAAAGTCGGAGCCATTTTTGGATGCAGCGGCAAACGCACCCCGCATGGCTTCCGTGGGTCCAACCATGCGAGCCGCCGCTTCTTTGTCTTTATCAATAGCAACTGCTAATTCTTCCATTAAACCGCCAAGACCTTTAGTCTGAAGGCCCATTAGGTTCCATTGAACGCCAAGTTTTGCTGCTGCTTCTTGGCTTTCTTTGGTTGGCTGCAATAGCTGTGTCAGTACAGCACTAAGGCCAGTAAATGCCACTTCTGCCGTAGCGCCATTTTTTGTGGCGGATGCAATAAACGCATTCGTCTCGTCAAGGCTGACACCAGCCAATGCCGCCATGCTCGCTACGCGGCCAAGTTGACTAGTGTAATCCGACCACTCTTGATTGCCTAGCTCGACTGCTTTAGAAATGCTGTCGGTTACCTGTATTGCTTGGCTGCCAGACATTCCATAGCTGTTTAAAGTCTTTACCAAGACTTCAGTTACAGCTTGCGTATCAGCCAATCCGCCAACAGCAGCTTTAGTTGCAGCGCGCAATATATTAACATTGCCTGCAGTGTCGCTAAAGCCTGCAGATGCGGCTTGATATGAAGCTGCTGCTAATTCAGCTTTGCTAGCAACACCACCAAGCTCTTTGCTTAAAGACGAAAGCGCAGGGTTAATCTTGGCTACATCTACACCAACCGTTGCAAGACGGCGAATGTTTGTATCTAATTCTTTAACATCTGCAATAACCTTTGTCAGCGCAAAGCCAACGCCTAATGCGCCCAATGCAGATTGCAACGCGCCAAATGCACGCTCGGTAGTAGCTGCTTGCGACTCAACCTGCCGCAGCTTGCTAACTGCGTCCCGGCTGTCGACGTTAATGGCAACGTTGGCGACAACCGACACGACTTACCTACGGCGTTGCTTCATTCTACGATCCTGCTCTTCATTCTGAAGCTCAAAATAGCTAGACCAAAGCAGCAGCTCTTCAAGCGTTACCTCACGGTTGAGCCGAGCTAGCGTGTAGCCCAGCTCTTTTGCTACGCCAAGCTGCAGCAGCAGCAGATTGTCTTTACTTAGCTCCTTTTTCAGAGCTTTTCATGTCGGTTTCAGCTTCCTCAGGGTTGGTGATGATAGCGAGCATCATGGCTTGCAAATCGCTATCAAGCACGTCATTCTTCAGCTCAGCAATTTCACCGGCCTGAAACAACCGCTGGCCAGCATCGTCAGCTGCTTTGGTCACGAGCAGATTCAGCGCAAAGCCATTGGGGTCATCGCCACCTGGCATTTTCTGCGCGCGCTCGCGCTCTGCCATAGTCAAAGCCGTGGCATAAAACTCAAACGTAGTTCCATCGCTGAGTGTTACGACGCGTTTGATTGGCTGAAGATTGGCTGCTTTTTTGAGCCGTGCCAGTGCAGATGATGCCATGCAATAAATGTGGGTGGCCCCAGCATACGCCGGGGCCGTTCAACTATCAAGCAGAAGTGCTGAAGTCGAAAGTGGGCACACCCGCCGGGCGGAATGTGATCTCCACCTGCTGAGCATCATCAGGGTTGATGTTCAAGCTGGCGGTCAACAGCACGGCATCCATTGCGATGCTGCGGCTCAGTGCTTCGGTAGCGCCCTTGTCGGTGTACAGCTTGAAGCCGCAACCAACCTGCTGGCGCTGCAGCACGTCTTCCACCATGCGGTTGGACAGCGCAGCATCTTCGTTGGTCACGTAGATGGTGGCAGTGCCGCTGCCATCAGCGAAGCCGGGAATGTAAACGCGGAAGGGCGCGTATTGCCCAGCGGTTTGGCCGATGGTGGTGACGTCAATCTCGGCGCGGCTGATTTCAAACGACCAGGACTGCACTTGCCCGACTGCCGCATAGTCGGCGTAATACACCTCGAACTCGTTAGGTGCTACAGCCGTGCCGTCGTCGGTGATGGCGAGGATGGTGCCGCCGGCTGCTGTGGAGACGGTCAGCGCGCCAGTAGCGGCGGTGTAGCTCAGCACGTAATAAGTGGTGGCACCATCAATGGGAGACGGCAGCGTACCGGATCCAGATCCACCGGTCTGGCTGTTGATGACGCGGAATTTCACCGGATCGCCAGCTTTGAAGTTCAGATACGGCTGAACGGTGATGACATCAGTGCTGGCGTTGACGCCAGATTCGGGGAAGTTGCCGTTAGTCCCGGCGGGTTTGTAGTAAAGGGCGCCGGACGTACCGGACAAAACAGTGACAGCCATGTTGTGAACGGTATTGGCTACCGTCAGTCTAAATACGCTTCAAACGTAGCAGTTAGCTGAGTCTGAAAGTAAGGCTCAGGCGCTGCTGGCGTTACCTGCGCTGGCCCTGAGGCTGCATCAAAGATGATGCTAGAAAACTTGGCGCGATCAAATAAATCCTTTAACCGCTCTGCAATGGTGAAATTAGCTGCAGTGCCTTGACCCTGTGGCGTAAAGACATTGACCACCAGCGTGCCAGTCTGGCGGTTAAAACTAGTCAGCGTGGCATAGTTGTTGTCGCCAAAGCGGATGAACACCTGCACCCATGGCGTGTTGTTGGGTGGGGTGAATGGCACGTTTTGATAGCTGACCGGATACGCAGGCGCTATGGCCATCTGCGTTGCAATGCGCCCTTCAATGGCGGCGCGAACGTCGTTGTAGGTGCTGCTCATGATTCCCTTCCGATGCGGTCAGCATTGACTTGCACAAAGCCTTGGATGTCCTTGGCGATGCCTTGCACCCAACCCGCTGGCGCTTGCTTGCTGCTGCCATTGGCAAGAGGCTCTGCATACGGCAGGTTGTTGTGCACGCTGTAGACGTTGCCTAGCTTCTCTTGTTGGTAGTTCATCTTGCGCAACGGAACGATCAATCCGCCTGGCGGAGATGTTTTTGATCGATCTGTGTTTGAAGGCGGCTGTTGCGGCCCGCCGTCGTAAGAGCCGGCCGCATTCTCGCCTACCTGCCAGCTAACGCGAAACCGGCCTGTGTCGACAGGGCTTGCCTGCTTAAGGCGGCTATCCGTCTCTAGCACCGCAACCCGCAGCAACTTCTCCATCTGCTGGCTGGCATAGTCGCCGATATCACCAACGCGGATTGTGCGTGCCATTATGCCCTCAGGATCAACTCGTAAGTGATCGGGGTGTTGTCCTGCTCAATGGTGCGCACCGTGATCACCTGATGCGTGATTGCTCCAATGAGCACTTCGTCGGCAGTGGTAGGTGGATTTGCAATGTCAGCCGCAGCGATCAAAAGCCGCTTGTCGTTTGCCTGAATCAGATCATCAACCTCACGCAAGTTGACATCTTCCAGCACACCGCGCACTGCAGTGTCGGTGGTGGTTTCGCTGACGGTGCCAGTCGTTGGGTTGTAAGCGCCCGGCACCACGCGGCGGATGGTAGCAGTACCGCCAAACTTTGCCATCAGCTTGCTGGCAACTTTGCGTAGCGGGCTAGCTAATGCCATCAGAGCTTGTAGGCGACGCAGTGACCGTTTTGCAGCGTAATGCTGGTGAACACACCGTAAAGCGTTGTTGCTGCGCTGAATGACTGCCCTGAAATAGTATTGCCGTCATAATTCTGCGCAACAATGGCACTCACTTGTGAATTACTCGTGAAGTGAATTGCGCACCACCTACCAGTGCGTGTGGTCGTGTCGCTAATGTAAGTAGCGCCTATCGAGTAATCAATGGCAAGGTAGTTAATGTCACTCATGGTCAAAGCCTGTAGGCGATAACGGTGCCGCTAGTCAGAGTGATGCTGGTGAAGACGCCTTTGATCTCAGTGCTTGCCTTGAATGGGATGGCGCTCAGCGTGTTGCCGGTCCAGTCCATTGCAGTCAGGCTGGCGATCACCGAATCCTCAAGGGCAACGATCTTGCCGAAGCGTCCGGTATGTGCTGCGGTGTCGTCGATGTATTCGGCACCGGGATACATGTAACTCATGACCGCTTGATTGCAAAGTTGCCTGGTCCGCTAATTCTAAGCCCGGTCAGGTATCGCTCTACGATCGGTGGGATTTTATCGACGCCAACAGCGCCGTAGCCAAGATTCGGCGTAACGCTGATGCTGCCGATCTTGACGTTTTTGTAATCCTCCAGCCCGCTCAGTCCAATCCCGTCGGGGTTGTTGTTGAGGTAAGTGGCAAGCACAACCTGCGCATACTGCACTTGCTGCGGGATCTCGTCGTCGGTGTAGTAGTCCGTCGTGATGCGAAACGGAAAGCCTACGGCGTACGTGTTGATGTAGGTGTCAGGCTTGCGCACGCCAGTACGCGGCCACTGCAATGCCTGCGTATCGGTAGCGCGAGCACCTAGGAACCGCTCACGATCCAAGCGCTGAGTAGCGGTAAACAGCGCCCGATTCTTTTGATCAGTGGTAGCCGATGCCCATGCCGTTACATCAGCATCTTGCACAAAACCGTCAATGATCTCCTGCGCTGCTGCCAGCGTCAGGTAGCTGTTGGCGTTTGCGCCGCCCACCGTTGCGTCGATTACTACTGCCATCGTTGGGTGGCTCCGTCATCTCAAGTGTAAGTGTGGGCTCTGCAATAGAAAGAGAGGCTGCCTCGTTAGAAGCAGCCTCTAGTTCACGCAGTCGCCGGAAAGCGAACAGGCCCATTTATCAGGCAACAGCAGCAGCAGTGCTGCCAAGGCCGTAAAGGGTGATCGCTTCAGATCCGCTGGTAACAGCAGTCACGCGGCCAAGAAATACCTTGGAAGCATTCTGGGCAACAGTTGCTACACCGCT